GGTTGGGTTCCGTTAGCGGAACAAATGGTGGAACTGGGAAAACAGCAGCCACCAACGCCGACGCAACAACAACTACATCTCTCCAATCCACAGGTGGGGGCGGAGCGGGAGGAAGGGCTGCTTCGGTTACTTCCGATTCCAATGGCGGAAGCGGAGGAACAATCACGTCCGGTCCAACGCAATCAACAAGCACCGCAGCTAATAACGGAACAAGCGGAGGCTCCGGTTCTGCCGGTAACAGCATCAACGTGTCTGGCAGATTGGTTGGGCGCGGAGGCGGTGGAGGCGGGTATCGCACGGCCCAAACGACAGGAGCCGGAGGGAACGGAGGCGCCTATGGCGGCGGCGGCGGTGGCGGAGCTGCCAGCGACAACGGTTTTGACAGCGGCAAGGGTGGAGATGGTGGAAACGGTTGGGTGAGGATCACGTCATGGCGGTGAAGCAGTTCCTTCTCAACCCAGACAGCAGCATCCCTGCTGGCGCAAACATCGCTGCGCTCTTGGAGGCTGGCATTCCGCTCGTCCTGCCGACACCGCGCTGGCGTCCTGCCGATGGCATGATGCTTGAAGAGCGCGATCCGCAGCGAGACGCGCAAGGCGTGTGGCGACAGGTTTGGGTGGAAGTCCCAGCGCCGACATCGCAGCCGCAAGAGGAACTCTCGTAATGCTGGGCGACACAAGCATCAGCGAACAACCAATCGCGTCCGTGACCGCGCCGCTTTCCCCGTTTGTGATCCCGAGCGGCGACTGGCTGATCATCGCGCGCAGGCGCAGGAGGCGGTGAAATGGCGACGATTTCCAGCGTGAAGATCGCCAACATGGCGCTCGACTACATCGGCGCGGACGCGACGATCGAAAGCCTGAGCGAGGCGTCGCCGACCGCGAAAATCTGCAATCGCTGGTACGACTGGTCGCGCATCCAGGCGCTCGAGGCCTACCACTGGAACTTCGCGCGCAAGCGCAAGGCGCTCGCGCTGCTCGAGACCGAGCCCTACGACGACTGGCTCTACCGCTACGAATACCCGAGCGACTGCATCCGCGCGCGCGAGATCGTCAACCCTGCCGGGCCGACCGCGGACGTCGTGCCGTTCTCGGTCGTCTCGACCGACGACGGGCAGACGACGTCGATCCTGACCGACATGGACGAGGCTGTCCTGGCCTACACGTTCGACGTCACCGACCCCGCGCGCTTCTCGACGCTGTTCGTCGACGCGCTGGCTTGGCGGCTGGCATCGCGCATCGCGTTCTCGCTGACTGGCAAGGCCGACCTCGCCAAATTCGCCATGCAGTCCTTCCAGGCGCATGTCGCCCAGGCCGCAGGCGCGAACGGCAACGAGGGCTTCGAGCGCGGGCCGCGCGAGGCCGCCTGGGTGCGGGGGCGGGAGTGATCATCTGGCGGCATCTGCTGCCGTGGCAGCGCGCCAGCAAGGCCGAGGAAGCATCCTACTGGAGCAGCTGGCTGCTCTGGTGGGACCATAGCCGGGAGCCCATGCAGTGACCCGACTGATCCAGCCATCCTTCGCCGCCGGCGAGATCGGCCCGGCGCTCTATGGCCGCGTCGACGTCTCCAAGTACGCCGTCGCGCTGCGCACCGCGAAAAACGTCTTCGTCCGCCCGCATGGCGGCGTCGCGAACCGCGCGGGCTTGCGCTACGTGGGGCCGGCGCGCGCGCACAACGCGCAGCCGCGTCTGATCCCGTTCCGGTTCTCGACGACCCAGACCTACGTCCTCGAGTTCAGCGACCTGCGCATGCGCGTCATCAAGGACGGCGGCCATGTCCTCGAGACCTCGAAAGCCATCACCGGGGCGACGCAGGCCAGCCCGGTCGTGATCACCTCGACGGCGCACGGGTTCTCGAACGGCGACGAGGTCTACATCGCCGGCGTGGTCGGCATGACCCGCCTCAACGCGCGCCGGTTCAAGGTCGCCAACGTGACCGCCAACACCTTCGAGCTCACGCACCAGGTGACCGGCGCGAGCATCGACGGCACCGGCTTCGCCGCCTACGTCTCGGGTGGCACGGTGGCGCGCGTCTACACGCTGACGACGCCCTACGCGCAGGCCGATTTGGCGACGCTCAAGTTCGTGCAGAGCGCGGACGTCATGACGCTGGTGCATCCGTCCTATGACCCGCGCGAGCTCTCGCGCACGGGGCATGCGTCGTGGAGCCTCTCGACGATCACCTTCGCGCCGTCGATCGCCACGCCGACCGGGTGGAGCGGCTCGGGCACGGCCGGGTCCGAGACCTACAAGTACCGGATCACGGCGGTGAAGTCGGAGACGTTCGAGGAAAGCCTCGCGCAGGACGTCACGGTGGCGAGCGTGGCGGCGCTGTCCAGCAGCAACAAGATCACGCTGACAACCGGCGCGCCGACGACGGGCGCGGTCAAGTATTCGGTCTACCGCCAGAAGAACTCCGGGCTCTACGGGTTCATCGGCTCGACCGAGGGCACGACGTTCGTCGACGACAACGTCGCGCCAGACACCGACCAGACGCCGCCGGCGTCGCGCAACCCGTTCTCGGCGACGGGCGACAAGCCTGGCGCCGTGACCTACTACGAGCAGCGGCGCGTGTTCGGCGGGTCGACCAACAAGCCGGACACCAGCTACTACAGCCAGACCGGCAACACCGCGAACATGAGCGTGTCAGATCCCTCGCGCGACGACGACGCGATCACGGCGACGCTGACCGCTCGCGAGGTGAACCAGATCCGGCATTTCGTGCCGCTCAACGACCTCATCGTGATGACGTCGGGCTCGGAGTGGCGGGTGTCGGCCGGTAGCGACAGCGGCTTCTCTGCTGCGACGCTGCGCCAGCGGCCGCAGTCCTACTGGGGCTCGAGCCACATGCCGCCGATCGTGGTCGGCAACACGGTGCTGTTCGTCCAGGACCGCGGGAACATCGTGCGCTCGCTGGCCTACGCCTTCGAGAGCGATGCTTACGACGGCGCGGACCTGACGATCCTCGCCCCGCACCTGTTCGAGAACAAGACGCTGGTCGAATGGGCCTACGCGCAGATCCCGCACTCGATCATCTGGTGCGTCCTGAGCGACGGGACGGCGCTGTCGCTGACCTGGAACAAGGAACAGCAGGTCGTCGCGTGGTGCCGCCACGAGACCGACGGCTTCTTCGAGAGCGTCGCGTCGATCCCGGAGACCGGCGACAACGAGGACGCGGTCTACTTCGTCGTGCGGCGCACGATCGACGGCCAGACCGTGCGCAACGTCGAGCGCCTCGACAAGCGCCTGGTGACTGCGGTCGAAGACAGCTTCTTCGTCGACTGCGGCGCGACCTATTCCGGCGCGGCGGCGACGACGATCACCGGGCTGGATCACCTCGAGGGGCGCGCGGTCTCGGTGCTGTCGGACGGCAACGTGGTGGCGGGCCTGACGGTCTCGGGCGGCGCGATCACGCTGCCGCGCGCGGCGACCAAGGTGCATGTCGGTCTGGCCTACGTGTCGGACGTCGAAACGCTCAACATCGAGCTGTCGACGCGCAGCATGCCGACGGCGCAGGGCATCCAGAAGAAGGTGACCACAGTCGTCGTGCGCTTCCTGCGCTCGCGCGGCCTGTTCATCGGGCCGGACTTCGACAACCTGTCGGAGATGAAGTGGCGCGAAAATGAGGACTATGGAGAGGCGACGCAGCTGCTCACGGGGGACAAGAAGCAGCACCTCTCGCCTCAATGGAACAGCAACGGGCGCGTGGCGATCCGGCAGAGCTACCCGCTGCCGATGGAGATTCAGGCGGTGATCCCCGATGTCGAGTTCGGCGGCTGAGTTCGGCGCCCGGCGCGCGACGCCGGCGGACGCGGTCGACCTGGCGCCGCGGCTGCGCCGGTCGGACGTCGAGGAGATATGGGCAGCGAGCGCCAGCGGGCCGAATGACGCGCTGCTGCGGGCGGTCGAGGCTGGCGGCTGGGCCGGCACGGTCGACGGCCAGGTCGAGGCTATCTTCGGCGTGGCGCCGGTCACGCTGCTGGGCGGCGTCGGCTGCATCTACCTGCTTGGTTCCGACGCGATCGAGCGCCACGCGGTGCCGTTCCTGCGGCTGAGCCGGCGCTACGTCGAGGCGATGCGCGATGATTACGCTGTGTTAACCAACTGGGTCGACGCGCGCAACGAGACGTCGATCAGGTGGCTTAGGTGGCTCGGCTTTGCGATTATGTCACCGGCTCCTTTCGGGCCGTTCGGCCTGCCCTTCCACAGGTTCGAGATGCGTCATGTGTGAGATCCTCACGGCATCGGCGGCGGCCGGCGCGGCAAGTGCAGCG